AAAAAACATACAAAAAAACATACCAAAAAATATACCAAAAAATATATAAAAAAACCTACAAAAAAACATACCAAAAAAAATAAAGGTGGAATGGCTGTCGGTAGTGGAACATTTGGATGTGTTTTTCATCCAGCATTACGTTGCGAAAAAGCCCAAAAAAGAACCACTGGTATAAGTAAATTAGGATTTAGTACCGATAGCAAAGACGAATGGCGACAGTTACAACTAGTTACTAGTTATATACAAAAGATTCCAAATTATAAACAATATTTTTTATTAGATAATATGAGTTTATGTAATCCAGCATCTTTAACACCCAATGATAAAATCGGATTCGAAAAATGTTTTGGATTAGAAGAGTATGATATTTCACAGCATACAGTTAATGATAATTTATCTAAACTAAAACTGATAAATATGCCATATGGGGGTATAAATTTAAGCACCGAAATAATGGAAAGTAAGTTAATGTTTCATATTGTAAATAAATTATTGCGTCAATTACTTATACATGCTATAGTGCCAATGAATAAATTAAGAGTATATCATTTTGATATTAAAGCAGATAATATTTTATATAAAAATAAGGCGATTAAAATTATTGATTTTGGGGAAATTGGCATTGGTTCTATTAAAGAACCAATTCCTAGTTTATTGTATAATAGACGCGTACAGTTTAATAGTCCATTTAGTAGAATATTATTTTCGGATAGCATGACTTTATTTATCAATACTTATCTACGAACAAATAAAATAACTAAATCAGACCCCCACCTATATGAGAAGTTAAAGGCCGTAATCGCAATTGGATATTCTAATTATAAAACTAATTCTGGTGGAGGCCACGAAATATATCTTGGTAAATATATTTTACCAGATATATTGGCATTAAGTGTGCCAAGGCAGTTCGATGCTCTTATTCGAAGATTAGAAAATTCCGAACAATTATTAATCGCTCTTGTAGTAGAATATTGTGCAACTGCGGTATTCAAATTTTTAGATTTTAACACAAAGCAATTTGATAAAGTTCGATATTTTAACGAAGTCTATTCAAAAAATGTCGATATATATGGTTGTATTATGTGTTACATACCATTTATAGTCAGATCCTTGACAAATAATAAATATTATAATGATACTTTAGAAAGAAAAATCGCTATATCCAATGTAATAATCAAATTTTGTTTTAGTAATGAATATGCTGCTACTCCTATAAATATGAATCTTCTTTTAGAAGATTTGCACAAACTTAATAATCCCAGTAAATATACGAAATTATCTTTAGAAAAGTTAATTTAAAATTAACTGATGATAATTATTGAATTAATATATATATAATATAAATGAAACTTGAATTTCTTATAATTGTGATTACTGGATTTCTAATTATAAATATACATCATGATGGTAAATATATGAAAATGATTAAAGCTTGGAAAAAATATTATCAAATGGCATTTTACGGATTTGTGGGTCTTTCTCTCTATGTTTTCGTAAAAAAATACCCGAGTCAAGGATATAGCCTTTTTTCTCATGCCCATAATTTTGTGAAATATATGCCTATGGATAAAGAAAGCGGAGATTTATTATCGCCACTTTTACGATTCTCAGCACATAGTTCATCGATTGGTGATAATAGTACTAGTCCACAGTATAAAAGAATGTTAAATAGCGGCGGATCCCAGGGAGGTAATTCAACGAAGCGATGTGTAAGTGAAACAAAAAAGAAATTTGTTGCTTCTAGACAAAACTGGAAGTGTAAAAGCTGCAGTAGTCAGCTTCCGGCCTGGTTTGAAGTTGATCATAAAATACGATTAGATAGAGGTGGAGACAATCATATTAATAATTTAGAAGCATTATGTCCAAATTGTCATCGAGAGAAAACAACAATGGAAAATATATAGAACCATTTTATTATACTAGATTTTTATATACACTAAATATAGTATAATGGCGAAAACCCCCGATTTTTGGGATACATTTACAAGTAATAAATTATTACTTACATTGACAGTCACTTATATATTAACAGGTACTATAGTATATTATTTTGATCTATTACCCTGGTCTCATAAAGATTCGGATGACGATAATACACCAGAGGAAGCAATTAAAGAAGTATTAGAAAAAGAAGAAGCAGAAGATGGTTTGCCGACAGATAAAGCTAAGAATTTTTTGTTTAAGAATAAAGTCATTGTTTATTATGTTTTGGGATGGCTAGGGTTTATTAGCTTAATGTTCGCATGGTTGAGTAAAACTGCGATAGGTGATGCTATTCCATCCGGTTATTTGGGAACATTATTAAAATTAATAACATTTACATTTGCGATATTTGGTCTTATTGGTCTAACCTTTTATTTTATATCATATACTCCGTTAACACTAACAGGTATTCTTAGTATTATTAATTTATTAATAATTGGAGGAGGACTTACAATAATATTTGAAAGTACAGGAAAAAGTACATCTGCGTTACTTGCTGGGCTACTAGGTGCTATTTTGGGTGGATTAATGGGTGGTCTCAGAAGTGCATTAATAGTAATGATAATTGGTGGAATAATCGGTGCTTTATTAGGAGTAAAGACTACCGGAACAGTAGATCCGCGTACCGCATTTATTAAAACCCTTTTGGCATATATTCCTTGTTTTTTTATATCAATTGTAGATTATATAAAACACGAATTTAATATAACAACATCCAAGGTTTGGATGCTCTTAGCTCTAGAAATGGTAATCTTGGGATTAAGAGTACTCTTACCTATTTTATATACCCAATTTAATAAATTAATTACAACCAAAGGTAATATTTTGGTTAAAAGTCCGGTATATTTAAATAATGTAACAAGTTTAGGTATATTTCAAAGTGCTCAACAAGTAAAAGATAATAATTATCATGAACCGCAAATATTTAATTATAATTATGCTTTATCGTTATGGTTATGGATAAGTCCTCATTCGGCGGCAACTAGTCCTGCGTATACAAAACCCACTTCAATTCTTAATTTTGGCGATATTTTAAAAATTAATTTCAATCGAGATGTAATAGAAATATATGCAGCTACAACTAAAGATAGCATTAATCCAGAACAACTAATTAAGGTATATGAATTAAAAAAAATAGAATACCAACGGTGGAATAATTTTATCGTGAATTATTCTGGTGGAACTTTAGATATTTTTATTAATAATAGTTTAGTATCTTCTACTCCAAATATAACTCCGATAACACAGTTTGAAAAAGCGACAGCCGGCGCGGTTAATGGTATTTATGGAGGTATCAAAAATATTGTATATTATGAACATACATTATCTAGAAGACAGATTAATGTTATTTCAAAAGGATAATATAATATATTATGACTAGTCATGAGCTGAATTGAATTGACCGCATATATTTAAATGATATTTTATTACACCATTTAAATAACCCTACTCATTTATAAAATTTATATCGTTATAATATATTATGGGATTACTACAAACACTATTAGTCGTTGCAGTTTTAGCTGTAGTTGTATATGTAATTTATACATTTTTCGACAAGAAGTCTAAGTTGTTAAGCAAATGCAGATCGGGAACAAAATCATTAACAATTCCATCGAAAAAATTACATGGAAATAAGCATACCAATAATTATGCCTACTCTATCTGGTTTTATGTAAGTGACTGGCAACATAGATTATCTGAATCAAAAGATCTTATTGTTAGAGGAGGTAGCGCTGGGAGCGCGAATCCCCGAATTACTTTAGCACCTTATGAAAATAATATACAGATTAGCATAGATACATATCCAACACAAGGTGCTGGCCATCATTTGGGTTCGCAACCAACACAGTCACCTACTTGTTCTATTAATAATTTCCCTCTTCAAAGATGGGTTAATTTAGCAATCAGTTTAAATAACAGAACTCTAGACACATATTTAAATGGAAAATTAGTAAGAACATGTATCTTACCGGCTCCCGCTAAGATTGACCCAAGTGCGCCTGTTATGCTAACCCCCGGCGGTGGATTTATGGGTTGGACCTCGAACTTACAATACTTTCCCGGACCATTAAATCCACAGGAGGCGTATAATATTTATGTCCAGGGGCCTAAGTGTAGTGGTGGTTCCGGATTTTTCAGCAAATATAAGCTTAAGTTAGCATATTTAGTAAATAATCAAGAGGAAGCGAGTATAGAGTTGTAATTAATTTAACATTTAAAATATATTATAAATAAATTCTATAATATATTCTATAATATATATAAGAATATGAGTTCTAGCTATAGAAAAATTTCGTCGGGTGCAAGTGGGTTCGATCCATATGGAAAGAATAATAAGTATTTACAGGGCACAAAAAATTTCTTACAATCCAATAGTATCGTGGCTAAAATAGCTTTTATTATCTTAGTTATTTTTATATTTGTGCTTCTATTGCGTCTTGGAACTAGCGTTCTTGCTAGCATTTTTACATTTTCCTCTTCTCCAGTGCTTGTAAATGGAATGATGAATGGACAACGTTTAGTGGTTATTCCGCAAAATCCAAATATTTCAAATGCGATTCCAATTTTACGATCTAAAGATCAGACAGATGGTTTAGTATTTACTTGGTCAACCTGGTTATATATTAATCAGCCCGGCCTAGCAAACCATGGATGTACTAATTGCCCTACTACTCAGAGTGGCCATTATCGGCATGTATTTAGTAAAGGCAGTGATACTACTGGGCCCGATGGTGTAATGTCTCCAAATAACGCGCCCGGATTATATATTAGTCCAGATTATAGAAATTTAACGGTAATTATGAGCACATTTGACAATCCGCGGGAGGAAGTTGTTATTGGTGATCTACCGATCGAGCATTGGCTTAATGTAATTGTTCGTCAAGACCAACATAGAATGGATGTTTTTATTAATGGAACACTAACAAGAAGTGCTATACTAAAAGGTGTGCCCAACCAAAATTACGATGATGTATATGTTGGTTTAAATGGCGGCTTTTCTGGAAATATATCGCAACTTCAGTATTTTGCGTATGCTATTGGTGCTAATAAAATTCAAGAAATCGTAGATACTGGACCAAATCTTAAAAGTTTAGAGGCAAAAAGTGGCGATGTCGATGCCAACTATTTATCTTTCAGATGGTTCTTTCCACAGCAGAGTGATGAGATGCAATAAGAACATTTTAATATTATATTTA